TAGTGAACTCATAGCATCGTTTAATACCATCTGTGGTGCACGAAGTAAATTAACGTCGGTGTATCCCATACCTGTCTCTAAATATTTACCAGGCATTAATGGAAATACGGGTAGTGCATCACCATGGATATTAACTGAATCATAAAGATGTACAGCGTTACCATTACCACCACAGAATAAAACATACCGTCCACCTTTTACAGCAGGAGTGTTCCTGTGATACGCAGAGTATACCCAAATATCATCAGTATCTGGGTCATGGTCTACTGTGTAGTATGGATCGTTTGAGAACGAGTCTAGTGCTAAAATCTTGTCTTTCTTGTCACCACTGAACGAACTTGCAATATCGTATTTGTTTTTCCTTCTACGGAATATGTACCAGTCCTGTTTGCTCTTTCTTGTATAATCATAGAACACGTCCCACGGTGATAAAGCCTCATCATCGAAGTCGCCCTCTTTCTTGTACCTGCCATCTTCGTCAACAACTTCTTTACCCATCTCTGGGTTCCATTCCTTGATGTAGAAACCCGCACCATAGATTACACCGTATTCCGTGACTTGGTTTAAAATCCTACCGTATCTCTTGACCTTTTCGTAGTAATCTAAAACCTGCCTGAATATCTGTGTTGATCTTCTGGACTCTACAGAATCGTTAGTTGCACTCACTGTGTATGAAACAGGGATGCTAACTATTGGGTTCAATATATGTCTTGCTATGTTTCGAAAATGCCCTAATGCACAAGCTAGGATTTCGCCCTGTTCACCTGTGTTTAGAATGTCTAGGTCTTCAGTATCCTGAGAAAAAAACCTGTTCTCATAGAAGTCTTTGTTCTTTTGCCAGCCAGTAGCAATACCACTGGAAGTAGTATACTCCTGGAACTTGGTGACCTTCTCCATGAGTTTCTGAGTTAGTTCATCACTATCTTTAATATTGAAAAGATACCCCATAATCACCCCTTATGGCATTGTCTTGATTTAACTTTACAGTAGCAAGGATTATTTTGGGGTGTCAGAAAATAGAGTATTGACATGTTCGTTTTTTAGACACAACATACAAGAGCTTTAAATCTTTTTTCTTTTTTCGGTTTTTCTTTTTTCAGAATATTTACTTTTCATACAGTCTATGAGTTGTCCGATGTCAGTCGGCAACGAATAATAATCTAAAGTATATCTCTTAAACTTTTCTTGCCATTTGTTGTTTTAATAATCTCATGAGTGCTCGGGAGGATCTTTCGACCCTCATCATCAAACTCACCAATCTTGTATGGATTCTTACGCCAGTTTACGTTATCAAAGAAGTAGCACATAGCCATTAATGCATCTAAGTGTCCCATTGTCTCAGTCCTTTCAAAATCAGTCCTGTTTACATTCCAAATACCAAACCGTAACTGCTGTGCTAGGTTCGGACACATCTCCTCGTTTATTAAAATCTTGTCCAGTCCGACCCGTAACTGATTAATTACCGAATCACGATAACCCTTGTTACTCTCCTTCTTTCTCTTACTCACCGGAACAACAGTATAACCATAACTCCTGCCCATATCGAATAACTGCTGCATTTCGTTATCACCAATTCTCTTCGGCTTGTCGTAACCCAGCTCCCTCTCAATCCTCTTACATTCCTTCACAATATCTTCCGTACTCTTATAATGCTCGAAGTACTCCCGCTCAATTACCAAATTACCCTTTGTGAAATCTAGGTACCCAAATAATACCGCAGTATTGTCTACTAACCCTAAATCAAAACAAACGTAACTATCAAAACTAGGTGGTCTCTCAATTGTACCAACCCGTAATGTACACGCCTCTGGAATTACTAACCGATCCTTTGCACCATCATCCCTTAGCTCGTACTCAATTCGATAAGCATCACTCATCACACCACCACATCTCTCCAATATCCTCTCGTGTTGCTCATCACTAATTATCCCCTCCTCCAAACTCATGTGTACATCCTGATAGAAATAATACTTCCCAGCACTAGCACTTGCAATCTGAGTTATGAAGTCATGAGTTAAGTCCGGAGGGATCGTACTCGTGATTATCATCTGACCATTAGTCGTGTCTAACTGTGGACCCAAAACATGAGTTAACGTATACCTCGGTCTGTACTTCCAAAACCCGTACTCATCACAGTATATTATGTCCGCCTCATTACCACGAGCCTTAGCACTCTCGTCCTTGTCCTTTACACCAAATAAATATATCCTGCTACCACTCTCAAATAACCAGCAGTCATCCCTACTCAAATACCTTGGAGCTAACTCCATACAGTCACCATATATGTGCTCCAACAAAGTTATGAATATCTCCCGAAATGACTTCTGGGTGATACCACCAGCCCTTACGATTATCTTCTCCCTGATGCATCTCTCAAATATATATACAAACGTAGTCGTTGACTTACCCCACCTCCTGTGTGTGTTGCTTAATACCCTCTTGCCATCACGTAACATCCTGTACAACCTCAACTGGTCAGGCCTCAAGTACCAGTCAGCTATAATACCATTCTTGAAGTATTTAATTAATCTGCCCTTTCTCTCCTCCTTATCCACAACAGACAATTTGTCCAAAACATCAACCCTCTTGCCAGAAACTGAAATTTTTTCTCCAACATCAACCTTGTCTGAATTACCTGAATTTTTTTCTAGCTCGGAATCAGAAAATTTTTCTAGCTCGGATACTCTCTCTATACTACTTGAACAAGACGGGGTACCCCCCCTAACAGTAGCAGGAATATCAGTATAGGCAATCTCACACGTAGCATTGGGTATCTCACAGGGTAGGGATGTAGCATTAACTTCTGTATTATCAGTTACTTGTATTTTAGGCTTATCTTGACGGGTAACGGTCTTATGCACCTTTGCGGGCTTTACTTGGGTTAGGGATGATTCAATTAATACCCTAGATTGACTGATCTTGGTTCGCTTGGGTACCTTGGTTCCCTTAGCTAATAGCCGTGCCTTCTTGCGCTTCAATACGTTCACACGCTTGATGTCCCTGGCTTTGCAGGTAGTGTTGCAGTACGTGGGAATTCTAGTACCTCGCTTGTAATGAATATCTTTACCACATTTAAGGCATTTAACAGAGAGCCATTTATTAAGGTAGTTATTAGTTGCCATAGTTAGTTATAGTTATATCTAATGATATAGGTTTTATCTTTAATATAGTTAAGTCTTGCTTATAGGGTAGTTTAGGCGGAATAATAATAATACAGTTTAATGGCATATTATACCTATATTAGTTTAGTTTACCTTTGTTATTGGTACTGGGTTGTTTGCCGAACTTTTCATCCCTTAACTCTTGTATCTCATTGCGGATTTTATTAATTGACTCATCATCTAGCTTTATCTCGGCTTCAACATTGACATTCTCACTTTGGATATATTGCTTCTCAATCATACCATAATTTGCTTTTAATAAGAATAATGCCATTGCGTTATTTAGTTTATTGGTCAATCCGCCAGTTATCAATGCTTCCTGGCAATGAGCTTTAAGCCTTGCTATTGGTTCGGCGTATTCTGGATATTGCCTTTCATACGATCTTACTACATCTTTATAACATTTACTGTAGATAGCAAATCCGTATGCAGTTGGGATTTTCTTTTTCTTTTCACAGTGACGTAGGTATGCACTAATCTTTTTATCCATGTCATTAGGACTTGAGAATATCTTATCGTAACCAGCCATATTTATACACTATATCCTATGTTTTACTTATGCAAGTTAAATTATAATTAAAATAAATAAAAATAAAACTTGTAATCTATTTAAAACTGTGTTACAATAGGGCTGTAGTTAGAAAAAAGGTTGATGCTTGTGAGTATTGCCTAGCTGGAGGATATTTAGCGGTGGTGGTGTTATGACACTAGAACAAACAATAGAAAAACTAGGGCAGGATATAGATAAAGTCCTACCCGTTGTGTGTTTGTGGCTTTTCATGGGTTCTTTATGGGGTGTTAAAGGGGTGTTTGGTGTGTTAAAAAGAATTATTAAATAAACTTGACTTAGTTATAAATAAGAGTAAAATATAATAAAAGTGAGGTACGAAATGATTACAGAAAAGATTTTAGAGTTCTTTAAAAATGTAGAAGAAAAACGTGAGTGGAGCAATAACGTGTTTAGAGCTTCAAGCTCTGGTAAATGTGCCAGAGCGTTGGCATACCAGCGACTAGAATATGAAGCTGAGCCTTTAAGTGCTAGGGCTAGAATGGTCTTTAGATTGGGTGACCTTGTAGAACAAGACCTAGTTAATGCTTGTGAGTCAGTAAATGCCCTAGAGGACATGCAAAAAGAAGCGGGGTTTATACTACCGAATGGGCAAGAGATTACAGGGCATATTGACGGGATCACAGAATTTAATGGTGAAAAGGTGATCGTGGATTTTAAGTCTATATCTCTTTATGGATTTATGAGGGCTGAAAAGGGAGAGCTTGACTACGCTTATAAGTGCCAGGCAACATGCTATCTCAAGGCATTAGGTTTGCAGAAGTTTTTATTCCTATTCTATAACAAAAACACATCCCATGTAACAGAGATAATATACCAATGGGATGAGAAAATCTTTAAAGAGGTTGTGGATCGTTTTACACGAGTGGGGCAAGCAACAAAAGAGGCGTTGCCAGACAAGGAATACGGGGCAAATGCAAAAGGCGAATTGCCATACCAATGCAGTTATTGTGCCTATGCCAAGGTATGCCAGACAGACTATGAACTTGTATTTGAAAAGGGTAAGCCTAAACTAAGGAGGAAGAAATAACATGGACAGACTAAAAGAACTAGAAAGACAGAAGAACATAGCAACCGAACTTTACAGTATCTATGCTAACATAAAGTATATGCAAAATGGCGTTGATGGTTATATGATTAGTGCGCCTATAAAAAACAACGTGATTTTTACTGAATCTTATAGCCAGAGATTTTACAATCCTATATCAAAAGAATTAGAACATTTGAAGGCAATAGCTTAACAAAGCCAATGCAAGGCTATAAACTGCAAGGGGGTGAATAAT